CGTATTAGGTGTAACAGTTAACCCAAGACCGATATTATTTTGATAATCTTGTAGTCTAAGTTTAACTCCTGTGTTTGTAAATTCTTTCAATTGTTGTTCTGGCGTTGTTGTACCCGCACCAAACTGAACTTTCATAAATCCTTCACCCGTATATTCAGTTATAAATCTATTATCGGTACGAATATATTTACCAGGTTTAATACCAAACGCATCCACCGGTTTTGTTGGGTCCTCAACAAAGACCATATCTTCTGCCAATGCGTCAACTTCATACCATTTATTTGTTGATCCTTGAAATTCAGCATAACTTGGTACAGATTGAAATGAAGTCCCATCTTTTTGAATTATTCCTGTAACCCCGAGAACATTTTTTTCAGGAAGAAAAAAATTAAAGAATGGTACAACGTCTGTTGATCTAACAGGTTTTTTAAAGACCTTTGTTGTCCCTGCAACTACCACCTCTCTTTTTGTGATCACATAGTTTAAAATGTTATTATTTGCATCAAATGTTGGTATTTTAGTTCTATTAACAAATCCTTGTTGGTCGTACTGTGTAGAAAAATCAATGTCATAAAGATTTTCAAATGAGTTACCCCCTCCAAAAAATTGTGAACCGGCTCTTAAAATTCCCAAATATCTAATATCTTCAGAATCACCAAATGGTGGTACCGTAATAGAAAAATCAACAATAGCAACTGAAGGTCTATAACCTGGTATTTTCAAACCATAAGTTCTAGCAATATTATATATTGACGATTTTTGTTGTGCATATTGTAGTACGGTTTCTTGTGCCGTCCTATCTATGTGAAAATGTAAATTATCGGCAATCGCTGCATTTAAATCCATTAACACAGAAAACACCGAAGCGTCATTAAAATTTTGTATTAAATCTGGATAATACTTTTGGGTAAAGTTGATGAGTTCATTTCTTAAACCAACAAAATCTCTTTCTGTATAAGATAGTTTTTTTTCTGCCATATTTTTAAATATTAATTATTATAAATTCTTTTGACCCAAACGGACTATTATTGTCGGTATACACTATAGTTAATTTTGCCGTATAATCTAAGGTATTAGGACCAGGTGTTTTAAATATATCTGTATAACTTTCATCGTTATCGGCCTCAGTATCTTCAAATTGTTGTCCTACATAATTGTAAAAAGTTTCTCCAGAAAAAGGTGAGATTATAAATTCGGGAACTTGTGTTGGGGTGACATCGTCGAATGGTTGGGTAGCAATTCTTCTTCTTATAATGTTTTCATTCACTAATTCTTCTGAACTAAAAAAGTCGATAGTTTTTATCTTATCTTGATTATCGGTCTCTTCTGGTGTGTATGGTTCCACCTTTATATCCGTCACATCTAAGTTTGGTATATATTTTTTGACTTGTGTATCAACCTCTTCTCTTATATTCTCAAAAGTTTCCCCATCCATTGGGTCAAAAATATATTTATATATTTCAGTTCCAAAATCAGGATCATAATATCTAGTCCCTTTTTGGGTTAATAATAAATGTAAAAGGGACGCCCTTATTTCATCTTTAGATTGGTATGTCAATCCAAAGTAAGTGCCCGCAATACTATCTTGAAAAGGAAAATTAATTCCAAAAGTATAAACATCTTGTGCCATGTTATATAAATATAATCCTCACTAATTTTATATAAATAAAAAAATCACTGATTTCTCAGTGATTTTTCTTGTAGGGTTGTATTTCCTCTTTCATGTCTTGGTTTGTATGGACAATGTAAACAACCATTACCACAACATTTTCCTCGTTTAATATGGTATTCTTCTGTCATGACCATTCTACCTTGACTATCATAATAAAACTCAGTTGGTTGAAGTTTTGGTCCAAACTCTCTAACGTATTGTTGTTGTATCCAATCTTTTGATGCTCCTACATTCATTTTAGTTAGTTTTTCTTTGGTTATAAAACGCCAACAATACTTGGTATGTCAGCGTTATATCATTCCCCCATTGTGCTTTCATGTCTTAGACAATTTCACATGCTCCACCGGCACACGCAGCTTCTCCTCGTAGGTCGGTGTTATCTTGTAACTCAATAACTTTTGTAAGATCAACATCCGATAATGTTTTAACTAATCTATCAAAATCTTCTTTTGTACAATCTTCAAAAGGTGCTTGAGTATATGTTCCTCCGTTGTATGGTAATACTGAAAGTCCGTTATAGAAATCTCTGTTATTCCACATCCAGTCACCAACTAAGTCCCACTCATCTTCTTTAATTGAAACTGTAGCAGATACGTTATGTGTGTTTTGTCCGTTTCTATGACCAGGTTTAATCCATTCTTGAGAAACTTTTTTAACTCTTTCTAACATCTGAAATACCGATTCATGTCTGATGATAGACCCTTCAGGTGATTTTTGAGGTATTGTGATTACAGCGGTGTCGTGTGGTCTGAAGTATTCGTCTTCAATTAATTCAGGGTGGTTAATCGCCAAGTATGAATAGATTGATTCGTTTTTCCCAACACGGATTCTTCTTAGGTAATAATCATTATGCCAAGCGTGAATACCTGATGATGTTCCCAATACTAAAGATGATGTTCCTGATGGTTTAACTGTTGTTGTTCTTGCCGATTTATTAATTCCGATAAGTGTTGCAACTCTTTCGTTTTCTTCTTTAACCATTTTAGCCGCTTTTTTCATATCATAACCCAATACAACACCTGAACCAATACCTGTCATACCTACACCAATAAGTGCGTCTTTTTCAGTTGTTCTTTTCCAAATATCTCTTAGGTAATGAAAGTCAGTATATCCGGCTTGTAATGTTCCGATGAATGATGCAGCCCTAACTCTTTTATCGAAGTCTTCTTGTGATTCAATATCAGATGCATTTACCTCACATAGATTACAGAATTGGAACGGACGAAGTGCAATTTCACAACAAGGGTTTGTTCCCCAATCTTTATCATTAGATAGATAAATTCCTGGTTCTCCTGCCCCTGACAACTCAATACGTTTCCACAAATCCATAAAGAATTCTTTTGTGATTTTGTGACGAAGAAGTACTGCCGAGTTATTTGCTCTACCTCTTTGTGCGTTTTGTTCCCACCAACTTCCTGACTTACAAGAAATCATTTCTTCATCATCTGCACTAAATAATGAGATAAGTGCCGCTCTTCTAATACCACCAGCTAATACCGCATCTGCAATATGACAAACAATGTCATGAGTTTCGATTGGTGATAATCTTTCTCCATCTTTTTTGTTATCCAACACTTTTGTGATGTGGTGAATACAATCTTTTAATGGTTGAGGTCCTGGTGCCTTTCCTCCTGATGTTACAAGCATCGCCCCTTTTTGTCTGATGTCTGAAAAATCAAATATAGGTGTTGATGATTTGTATCCTAAGTACGACTCCATTAATACTTTAATGGCATCTGCCCATCCTTCAATAGAATCACCAATAAGGTATCTTCTTGTTCTTTCAGGATTTGGTTTTTTAATATCTGGTAATTTTTCAACGTGGTGTTTTTGAACTGAGTATCCAACTCCTGTTCCACCTAAAAGTAAAAACATTGTTTCAGAGAATGAGTCGACGTGGTCGATTGGCATATATGCGCAATTATAAACTCTGTTTGGTGAAATCTCAATTGGTTTTCCACCAAATTGTAATGATCTCATTGATGGTAATACTTTCTTGTCGTATACCATTTTATATACCTCCTCTATCTCATCTTTGATGTGGGGGTACTTACGTTGGTGCATCTCTTTGTTACGAGTTACCAACTCTTCCCAAGTCTCTCTCCGGTTCTTTTCGGGTTGAAACTTAGCGTATTTCATAAAGACAGTAATGTCACTTAATATTTTTTGCGAAATATCCATTTTATTTTAATTTAATAATTTATTTTAAGATTCTTGTTGTTCTTTTTGTTTTTTTCTTTCTAACAGTTCCTTAATTCTGTTCCTATTCTTTTCTTCTTTTTGTTCCTCGTGGCCAAGGAATGTAACGCTTTGTTCAGTGTCTATATCTAACATACCGTTATCAAACTTACAATTTTCAAAGATAATTCCATCTTTACCAATTCTTGATTTAGTAATTGCAATTGTTGCTAAATTCATTTCTTTTTGTTGTAATGATTTTGCTACCGTAATAATAACGTGACCAACTTGTGCTTTTTTAATTGATCCACCCATTTGATCTGTTGTTACAACCTCTGATGATATTGAGTTTCTATTACCTTGAGTTGCTGTCCACCCTGCGATATCCAATTCGTGACACATCGCTTCAAATCCTCTCATTACTGAACCTTCAGATTTCCATTCATCACCTAAGTTCTTGTCCGGTACAACACAATCAATATAATCTAAAATAATCATATCAACTTTT